CTAAAGAACCCAAACCACAAAAACGTCTGACTAAGAACTATTTATACGAAGTGAAGACATGGGGTATAAATAAGAGTAAATGGGAAGCGGCTATTGATTTCTGTAAAGACAGAAAGTGGAAGTTTATGATCATTACAGAAAAAGAACTAGGGATTAAGTACTAATGGCAACTGTCTTTGACGATCTCTTGCTTAGAGGTGTGCGTTCTGGTGAAACTCCAGCAAGAACTCAAGCATCAAGAGATTGGTTCAGAAATCAAGCAAGACAAGCGAGAAGCGTAAGACCTATGCAAATCTCTAGGGATAGAGACAGAATAAGGGGTCGTGCGGCAGTAGGTCGTATGTACTTCTTTTTCTATGATCCAAAGACAAAAGCAGACTTACCTTACTATGACACGTTTCCTTTGATATTCAAAGTAGCAAATACGGAAGGTGGTTTCTATGGAATCAATCTTCATTACTTACCTTATAAACTAAGAGCAAAGTTAATGGATGCTCTGTATGAAATCACAACCAATCAAAAGTATGATGATAGCACAAGATTAAGATTATCCTATCAATTATTGAACAGTGCGTCTAAATATAGATACTTCAAACCAACATTCAAAAAATATTTAAATAAGCATGTTCGTTCTAGGTTTGTAGAGATTAACCCATCAGAATGGGATATTGCTTTGTTCCTTCCAGTCGAAAGATTTGAGAAAGCAAGCAAGTCAACAGTCTGGAAAGATAGTAGGAATATGATCACATGACTTTTAGTGTTCAAAATATTGTTGCATCACTTAATAAATCTGGTGTTGCTAAAGCATCACACTTTGAAGTTCAGATTACTGGTGTTGGAGCCAGTGACTTAGAACGTGACATGATGTTTAGATGTAATAGTGTAGAACTGCCAGGACGCACGATTAGCACAGCAGAATATCGTATTTACGGACCTATTCAGAAGATACCGTATGGTTCTCTTGTTGGTGATACCAATCTAACATTTCTTCTCAGTGAAGATATGAGAGAAAAAGAATACTTTGAGAGATGGCAAGAACGTATCGCCGGAACAAATGCTTTTGGTCAAGGCCGTGCTAAGTACAACGTAGACTATTATGATACAATCACTGGCCAGATTGTTATTCGTCAGTATGGTGAAGCAGGCCAACTAAGTAGTATACATACATTACTAGAAGCACACCCAATCAATATTGGGCCTGTTGCAATGTCATGGTCTGAAGAAGCGCCTGCATCATTAGCGATAACATTTGCTTTTAGGGATTACAAAGTTGTGTTCAATCGCTCAGATCAGCCTGGCCTTGGAACATCTTTTGGCTTCTCGTTTGGTCCTGGCGGTTTCGCCGCTTCAGCGAGAAACGCATTACAAAATATAGCAATCGATACTGTGCGTGGTGCAGTAGGACAAGTGAATACACCATTTGGAGCGATTAGACTTTAATTTTATTATAGGAGAATATTATGGCGTTACCAGTAGTATCGACACCGACATTTACTACTAAGATTCCATCAACAGGCGAAGAGATTGAATACAGACCTTTTCTTGTCAAAGAAGAAAAGACACTACTCATTGCACTTGAAGGACAAGACAATAAAGAGATTTCAAATGCAGTGAATCGTCTGCTAAAAGACTGTATCATTAGTTCATGTGATGTAGACAAACTGGCTACATTTGATATTGAGTATTTGTTTCTAAAACTCAGAGGCAAATCAGTAGGAGAAGTAATCAATGTAACTGTTGGTCATACAGACAGTGAGAATGAATGTAAACAGAGAACAGAAGTACAGATAGTTATCGATGACATTGAGGTGTCTGGTGACATCAAAGATGGTAAAGTGATGCTAACTGACAACTTAGGTGTTATGCTAAAGTATCCAAGAATGAATGCATTAGCAAATGGTAGCATGGATGATGCCGAAAGCATCTTTAAGTTTATTGCTGATCATGTTGATTATGTTTTTGATAGCGAACAGATTTATAATGACTTCACTAAAACAGAAATAGAAGACTGGATGGGAACACTCAATCAGACACAGTTTCAAAATATTGCAAACTGGTATGCAGACATACCAACACTGAAACACGAAGTTGAGTGGAAATGTCAAGGTTGTGGTAAAGAAGACAAGATTACGTTGGAGGGACTGCAAAGTTTTTTTACATAGGGTTGAGTCATGATTCACTAGCGAATCATTATCAACTCAACTTTGCACTTATGCAACATCATAAATATTCACTGACTGAACTTGATAATATGATCCCTTTTGAAAGGGATATCTATGTGACTTTGTTAAGAAACTATCTTGAAGAACAAGAAGAAAAACAAAAACAGAGGTAAGTCACATGGCTGAAGAAAAGAAAACTATTGACGCTGACGCACTAGAAGGTGCAGATGCTAACGGTGACGGTCATATCACCAAAGAAGAAATGGAAATGCATTTGGAGTTTAAGCGTAAAGAACTTGAGGACAAAGATGCACAGAGAGATGCTATTCGGAAGATGGCATGGTTCTCTCTGATTGGTCTATTGGTATATCCAATCGGCATTGCAATCACATCTGCCTTTGGTATGGATCAGGCATCTGAACTTATCGCTGATATTGCTCCAACTTACTTTGCATCCATTGCAGTTTTGGTTTCAGCATTCTTTGGTGCTGACGCATTGAGTAATAAAAAGAAGTAGGATAATCCATGGCAGAACTACCGCCAGCATCCCAAGGTGATGTAGAGATTGTAAAAAGTCAAGACGAAACGACTGAAGCAATCAACTACAACACCGCCGCATTCAAAGCACTTGAAAGAAAAATGTTTCAAGGCCTTGGCTCTGTGTCTTTAGGTATAGATAAACTTAAAGATATCGCTACACTCAACTTTGATTTTGATAAAGAAAAGGCGGCTGAAGATGCGGCTGGTGAAGGATTTGCTATTGAGTCAGAGCGTGAAGGTAGAAGAATGCTTAAAGACTCTTTTACTGCTATTGGTGAAAAACTTAGCGATATTGGTAAGTCATTTAAAGAAGGTGTTGCAGATAAGTTCAAATCTGCCGGCGGTAGTATCTTTGGAGCAATCACAAAAGTTCTGAAGACTCTTTTGATTGGTGTAGGTCTATTTGCACTATTCAAAGCGATTGAAAGTTGGGCGAATGGTGACTTTAAAGGTTTCTCAACAGCATGGGAAAAGATAAAGACACTATTCACTGACAAAATCATGCCTATGCTCAATAAGATATATGATGATGTTCTACTTCCACTCATAGGCTTCTTTACTGACACTTTGCTACCAATCTTGACAGACATGTTTGGTGGTATCATTGATTCATTCATGTCAAATATTGATTTCGTCATTAAAGGATTCCAAGACATCTTTGGTGATGGAGAAGGCGGCATCATTGGAGGCATTGGTAAGATTATCAGAGGAATAGGCGGCTTCTTATTTGGTGTAGTGGATCAAGTATTGACAGCAATCTTCAGATTGTTTGGTGTAGACTTTGGTGAAAGCGGCACACTCTTTGGTGCTATTGGAGACTTTTTCACAGGCATCTATGATGGAGTTGTAGGATTCTTCACAGAAACAATACCAAATGCTATAGCATCGTCACTAGACTTCTTAGGCAGAATGTCTGAAAAGGTCATTGGTTTCTTTGGTGAAGTTTGGAATGGTATCACAACATTCTTCTCTGATGCAATGGTAGCAATAGATGAAGCGTTAGCAGAGTTTGCTTTCTATCAGTTCTTAAAGCAGACACTTGGTGAAGTATTCGATGCAATCAAAGCCCTCTTTGGTGGCGACTTCAGCATGGAGAACCTATCAAATCTATTTGGTGGATTGTTTGATATTGTAACTGCTCAAATCAATCTTGCAGTCAATGCTATTAGAGACTTGTTTGGATGGGGTGATCCAGAAGAGCCATTCAGACTATCAGACTTCATTCTAGAATCTATTCAAGATATCATCAACTACTTCAGAGATATCATACCTACATTTGAAGAACTAAAAGAAATGCTACCATCACCAAGTAGCATACTCTCATCGATAACTGGTGGTCTTTTTGGCGGCGATGATGATGACAAACAATCTCTTCAAGCAGAGTTGGATGAAATCTATGAGAAACAAGCAAATGCTAGAAAACTAGGTTTGTCTGAAAGAGAAAAGCAAGACTTAAAACAAAGAGAGTTGGCAATCAAGCGTGAGATGCGTGGTGATGTAGAAGGTCGTCCTAGCGCATCTGGTGGTTTGACTGGTGCAGAGATTGATGCTAGAAGTAGTGCTGAAGCAGACAGAAGAGGTAGCGGTTCAGTAGCGGATAACTCAACAACTGTTGCTGTGAATAATAACACGCAGAATAGTCAACAGAGTACTACAGTTACACCAGCAAAATCTAATAGACGAGTAAGACGATCTGAACTCAGAGGCGGCGCTACCGAATACAAAGGTAACAATCCAGCAATCTTAGCATTCTAAAAAAATAGGGGGCGAAAGCCCCCTAAGTTCTTGCGTCAGAGTGACGGTTAATCTTCTTCTGCAAGTTTCTCAAAGAAGGAGAGTGTATCATCGTCATCATCCCCTACACTTACCGACTCTTGTTTAGGAGCAGGCGCAGACTTAGCAACAACTGGTGCTGGTGCAACATTGTCATTATCTTCTGCTGTTGTAGTAGGCTTTGGTGATGAACCATCTAGACCAAGAACACGATTCAGTCTTGCTTGCAGTTCTGCATACGTCTTGAAGTTCTTACGGTCTAGAAAATCTTGAAGTGAATACAAACTTTCATACACCTTTTCCAGTTTGTCATCATCACCATCAAGAAGTGCAGATGGTGTATCGAACTCAGACTTATCATAGTTACGATAACCTTCTACTTGACGAATCTTCAGTTTGAAATCAGCACCTTCCCAAAAGTCAAAAGGATTGATTGGTGTCTCATCTTCAAACTCCGGATTCATCGACTCATTAAGTTTGTCGAAAATCTTCTTACCAAACTTATAGAGAAATACTTTGCCTTCATTAGATGGATTAGCAGGGTCTTTCACCACATAGATGTTAGCGGTGTATGAGAGCCTACGCTTCTGCTTACGAGCCTGATCTTTACCAGCATCAGTGCCGTTATTCCACAGCATTGAGTTGTATTCAGATACAGGGTCTTTCTCGTTGAAGGTGGTCAGAGAGTTCTCAATATACCAACCGCCTGGACCTTGAAAACCATGATTGAAAAGGCGTACCCAAGGCAAGTCTTCGCCTTTAGGTTCTGGTAGAAAACGAATAACAGCGTATCCGTTACCAGCCTTATCAACAGTAGGTTGCCAGAAGCGATCATCAGCAGATGAACCTTCGGATGGTGTATTGATTTTTGTTGTCTCTGAAACTAGTTTGCTCAAAGAGTTTGAGCGTGACTTTTTTAGTGCGGCGAAATCTGTTGCCATTTTTGTATACCTCGTATGTTGTGTATGTTGTATGTTTTATTTTGTCCAATATAGCATAATGTAAGCATTGTGTCAAGTATTATTTTGTTGTATATTCCACATCATGTAGAAACCACTGTACATCATAATGCTTGTCACTAGGTAATGCTTGGTATTGTTGTGTCCAAGCAATCTCTATTTCGTATTCTTTTAATCGTTCTTTTAGAACTGCATTCTCCTCTCTAAGTTCCCTAAGTTCACCGACATATGCTTCAACTTCGTTATTCATTGAAAACCTCCAATGTTAGTTTCTTATATTTTGCCTTGTCGATATTGGCATAACTATACAGAAACCTTGGATACTTGTCAAGCAAATTCAGGAAATCATTCAACATCATATCATCTTGCTTGCGCCAGAGTTTTGAATAGTTCACCAAATCATTGAGAATGACACATGTATTTATGTGTACTTTATTCCTCAAATATAGTCTATAGAGTAGTGGATGTCCTTTCTCAGATATGAATACTTTATCGAAATCAGACTCAAAGTCATGAATAGTCTCTAAGTCTTCTTTATAGTTGTATGTAAGAGATTCAAGA